GCCCAGTGCTACATTAACCTTAGTGTCGTTGTTTTCCATCTCTCATACCTCTCTAAATAGACTCTGTCCACATAGGGACAAACTCACCATTTGCTGTCTTTGTATATGTAAGGATACCATCACCCATACGTCTTGTCAACTCTTGAATTGTTGGCGTCTCATCATTAGTAATAAGTCCATCTTTTCTTGGACGCCCGATGTGTTGTGAAGCAAGTATATCACGGATTTCTTTAACTTGCGATTCTGAGTAATAAGAGAGCCGTTGCCACTGCCTTTCTCCGTTTAGAGAGGCTCCTGTGGGCTCTGGGATCTTACCCTGACTCCTTAGACGATCTAAATGTTTTTTGTGTCTACAGACCAATTCTGCTGTTTCTTTAATTGTATAAGCTCTTTCCCTGTTCTTTTTAAAATCAGCAAGAAGGCAGCTTTCTAGCTGGCCAGTATTAATATTGTACAAAGACATAATGCCGTTAGCTCTGCTGATATGATGTTTACGAACTAGTTGATTATTTAAAAAGAAAACTCTTTTGCTCCCCTCAATAATTGGGGCAGAGTTATAAGCCTCTCGATCCACCCTGTCTCCTAAACTGGCACACCAACAGCAATCAAATTCAAGCCGACGGATGCAATACCAATTGTGTTAAATTTAACTACACCCTCTACCCTGTTGGTGGTAATCTTGGTAAGCACAACCGTAACGTCTTTACCAGATTCTGTGTCGGCCTCTCCTAGCAAAATTGGTGTTGCTGTAATTACTGGCGCATAGGCATAGTCGTCAAAGGTATATGAGAAGGCACCCTCGCCGTCAGGAGATGTTGTCGAGCTATTTTGTACTGTAAGATATCCAGCAACAATTCTAGAATCACCAGTTCTTACATTTTGCTGACCAGCCGAAGCGGTGTCGATGGAAGTATAGCGTCCTGTGCGAGAAGTTAGCTGAGCAGAAAGCTGATTAACAGTATTAGCAATCTGATAAATATAGGACAGGTCTAGCGGCTGTCCGCGTTCTGGCAAAGGTATTTTTGACATAAGTTCTCCTAATACATTATAGCATTAAACGGTTTCACCGTCTAGCTTGTATACTAACAAAGATGTGTTGTTCCTGCTAGGATTTGTAGAACGAAGATATATCTCAACAGACAATTTGTTGGGCTTAGAGGCAACAACTGTGTCATCATCTAGTTCGTACTGAGTAGGGTGTACAAATCCTTGGGCAGTTCCTTCAACGCGCTCTTCAAAGATCCACACTGGATCGGGATTAGTTTCTCCCTTGCCCCACTTTAGAAAAATATCGTATTCCAATGCTTTACGAATTGTATTACCCGTCACCTTGTCTTTAATTGTAATTGGGTCCCACACAACATTAACATATGGACCAGCAGTCAGAATTTCAACATCGGACAAAGTTTTGCCAGCTGGTCTCTCATAAATATAATTTGGAATTACTCTATAAAGAGGCGAGTAATGAGAAAACCTGTTGCCGTCTTCAGAAACAATTCTGTATCGGACGGTGTATCCAGCCGTGCCGTCGTCAAAAACGGTAATGTAGGGCAGGTCCTCTTCTGCCACAGTTGCCTTTAGGGGTCCGCTAATTGCCACTAGGCAACCTCCATGCCAAACCTAAATTCGACAATGTTAGACGTGTTGGACTCTTTTACAATGGGCGAGCCATCGGCAGTTTTAATTAGGGAGTAGCCAGTAAGCCCATACACTGGGTTAAGGGCGGTAGTGTTTTCTAGCTTAAGCCCGTCAAATGCTACATAGAAGTTTTCGGACGGAGCTGTTTGACCAGTTTGATATGTGCTTACATAAATTCTTGTAGAGTTTACCGCGCTCCATGTAAACCCAGGACTTTTGATTAATTCACTAAGTTTCTTTTTTACAACAAAATATCTGTTGCCTGTAAAGTCAACGCTGTCGGTGCCCTGCACAAGATCTACTTCAAAGCGAGCAAAATTTACTGGACTTGCTACATCTGCCTCGGCAAACTCAACTAGAATTTTAACACTTTGCAATGTCTCAGACTGGGTTTCATCTTTGCTTAAAATTGAGAAAGCCATCCTTAGCTCATCATCTGTCGAGTTGGCGTCAAATGTAGCAGAAGTATTATTAAAGTGAATGTGTGAAGCATTGTACTCTGTCCCCGCTGTAGAAATTTCTAGGTTATTTGAAGTGGCATTATTTACAACATATGAGGTGTCGCCTTTTACAATAAGGCTTCTATTTAAAAATCTTGGTCTTTCGTTAAGTCCCGTTCGAATAGGACCAGCAAAAAGGGTATTGTTAGAGTTAGTTCTAAAAACTTGTTCGGTTACCGCGATAGAGCCGCTAGGCTGATCTAGGTTGAGTGGTGCAACGATAAGCGGAATAGCCTGCGAGGCGTTCTCTGTGTGATACTCCCAGTTTTCTGCCTCGGAAAAATTAAACAACATTCTGCTATCTAAGTTAGCCGCCAGTGGGTTTGCCCTACCAGGATAAAGGCCAACCTCTGTAATTTCATATCTCTGGTCTCCAGAAATCTCAGCGGCAAAAACAATGTTTGGGTTGCCAAGTTCGTCATACACGTATCCTCGTGAAACAATTGGAACTCTGATTACCTCAAAATCTAAGTTTTTCTGAGCAGAAAAATCGGGGAATGGCTCACCAACAGCAAGAGGTTCGGGGCCAACACCGATAGCAATGTATGAAGCATAAGAAGATGCTTCACCAATTAAGTACTTAGCTAAGATGTTACGGCCAATATCTGTAATCATAAAATTCCTCTAGTATATTGTATCATTTTCTAATGTGCCAGCAGCAAGAACTTCAATGTCAACTAGCTCGTTGGTTCTCATTCTTGTTACATCAACGACAATGTCCCCCGAGCTTGTGTCACTATATACGATTGGTCTTTGTGGCGCCAAGGTGTTATCTATGGCATTTTGTGCTTCACCATATGTTGCATAGCAGCCAATAAGAGTATCGTCGTATCTATCTAAAACTGGAAAATCTGTACAGCCATTTGTACCCTCGGCACCTACATAGTATGCCGCTGGGCCAGTGCCGTTTGTAGGAACCCTATTTTCAAACTTAATGCCAAAATTGTCAAACTTTTCGTTAATAGTTCCTGGAATTCTAATAAAATTTTTAGAACCATATTCAGTTGCAATTCGATCTGTGTTGGAGATTAGGTTGTAACCTTTTCTTTGTCCATTAAGAAGATCATGCCTAGCAATGTTAATAATTTCTTGTCCGCCCACTTGCTCAAAAAGCAGGTCTGCCATAATATCTACAGGAAGAATAGACTCGTCGAAAATAATTAGATCTGGCGTAGCTGGCTTAATCCCTGCCACATTACTAAACTGTGTGGGCTGTGAGGGGGTAGTTTGTGTTGGTTGAATTTCAGATTCTGCCATTTTACACCTCGCTTAAAAACGCTTTCATTGTTGGTCCAGCAGCTGTGGCCTTATAGTCAATACTATATACTACAAATTTTGTTGTTGGGTCAGACAGCTCACTAAACCCGTTTTGTCCCACATAATCAATTGTAACAATGTCTCCTAGCTGAAGAGTGGGAATTGGGAAAAGATCTACGCCAACAGACTTTCTAGATCTAATTGTTTTATCAACTAGCCATTTCATCATTCGCTCTGCACTATCCTGAGTCTGAACATAGGGTGCGCTAATGACAAATTCTTTTTGTCCTTCTGTAATTCTACTAAGCTTAATATCGTTGTAATTCTTTTTAGCTTCGACTGGAGATTCTAAAACACCAGTAGCAACAAAGTTTGGATCTGAGAAATCAGACTTTCTTCTATAGTATTCGTCTACGGTTAGTTCGTGCGTTGATTGTTGTGTAAATGTAACTCCCTGAATTCTTAAATAGTTTCCACTTCCAGAGTCTAGAGCAATAGCAGAATCAGTATGGTTAAATATTAAGAACTCTGCTCCGTAAGAACTTGCTAAAAAGCCAGAAATCGTATACGTTTTGACTTTGCTAAAAGTAGGAGATATCTGAGCATAAAGAGCTGGGTAAGCTTTGTCATACCTAATATCAAAGTAGGAGGCCTCTCGCATGATTGTGCCAAACTCTTCATAATAAAGATTATATTTGGGTGGCTCTGCCGTGCCAATACCCTGCAAATATGTAGACTGAATAATACCACTCATTGCATATTTTCTAAATGATTCTTGTGCATTAATATTTTCTGCATTGAATACAGAATTAGCTGGGGCCTCAAGCGCGAAGGTTGTATTTTGACTATAGTTGTTTGACAATGCGTAAACATTTTCAAACATGCATTTTGATTCGCCCCTCACAAACAAAGCAATGTTATTGTAAACGGGTAAGGGGTTTGGGTCATCTGCAATTCCAATAACCTGGTTATTAATGTAAAGGTAAAATCTTCTTGTTGTCCCAATGTCTTCATATTCTACGGCAAGATCATACACAGTAGGGTTAGCTTCTGCTGTCATCCTTGATTGTCCAACAAAAGATCCTTCGTCAACCAGGATGTTAGCAATGCCGCCAAACAAACGAGTAGGGATTGCTTTAGTGTCGTCTTCAGTGGCTTCGGCACTTCTGTCTACCCTGTAGAAAAAGACATTGTATAAATCGGTAGAGGCAGAATATTCTGATGGATTATTTTCTGTAATTGCAACTATTTCAAAATAGTATCCGTTGTTTGTAGTAGGATTATACATAACAGCTATTCCGCCAGAGCTGCCCGAAATAGATGGCGACTGACCAGTGGTTGTATTGTTAAGACTATAATAAACTGAGCTTCCCTCGGGGGTCTGACCTCTAGAATCATTATTTTCAATCTTGCCAATAATTCTCATCCTTGTGCCAAAATGTTTAAAAGATTCGTTTTCAAATGACTTGCTTACACAGGACAAATAATCTGTAGCTGTGTCAGTTGTGCTTGAAGTGTCTCCTTTAAGAACGAGTGCGGAAGCTTGCATAGTAGCTGGGTAATATTCGAGCTTAGCGCCTTTTTCTTCTGTGTATGTGCTACTAAAAATATTTTTAATAACGCCCTCTCGTGAGGTATTTTGAGAAACTGAGGTTTCAACGCCAGCTTTGCCATCCACTGCTGCAGGTGCTTTTTCAAACAGTCTGAGCTGAGCAATAGAAATATAGCCAATTTGAATATTGATTGTGTTAATTTCTTCAGAAGATGGATCTTCTAATGCGTTGCTTAAAGTAATTGTATTGTTTGATTCATTTTTGGCAGTAATAGTTGTGTTGTCAGGAATTTTGTTTTGGGTTACACTTTCATCTTGTAGCTTTACATACTGGCCCACCTCAATGTTAGACAGGTCTCCCACATTAATAACTGCAACTGGATCATTAGATTCTATGATTGCGTTGTTTACCTGACCCAAGGCTACAAAGTCATCGTCGGAAATACTCGTTAGGGTTGAGCTTAACGTAATTCTATTGTTTTCAGAATCGATGGCGGTAATCGTTGTATCTGCAGGTATTCTATTGTTTTCAGAATCGCCAAGTTTTTCTACATAGTCTCCGACCCTAGCCAATGAGGAGTCTGAGACTTGCAACACTGCGTTGTCTGTATTAGAAATTAAGAGCATGTTTGTGTAGTTAAGTCTAGAAATTTCAGCATTAAAAATATACTTTGATTCCATTACACAACCAAATAGATTATTGCTAGAGGTCCAAGAGCTAGAGATGCCTGCGGGATGAGAGACAATTGGTGTTCCAAATTGACCACGACCATGTCTGGCAACTGGCCCATTCTTCATTCTGGTTTGGCCATTAATGACTTCATAGTTTGGTTCCGCATAAATACGCACCAAGCCTGTTGGATACATCTTTCCACCAAAAGAAATCTTGGCAAAATATTTTTGATATTCTTCTACATTATTGATCCAAACATTGTCATCAATAACATTGGGGTCTTTACGATCTACATCAGACAATCCAGGAATTGTATACTGAGCGGCATCATATCTAATGATTTCTCCGTTAGCATAAAAGTAACCATTGTATCTGCTGAGCCAATAAATGCCGTCGCCAAAATCCATAACATTATTAATAATTTGATTGTTAAAAACGGAGGGTACTGTTGTCGGTAAGTCTGCGGCTAGAGGGATGGCAGAAAGTGCGTAGGCAGATTGATTTGCTGCCTCCTCATTGATAGACTTTGTTGCTTCTGTTGGAGCAACTTCCCAAAGAAGCGCAGGCTTGTAAATCCAAAACTTATCTCTGTCGATAAGTGAGGCTTCCCGAATTGAGCTATAAGATTTTTGAATCGACCTTGTTGTGTAATTAATAGTTCCACCGTTATAAACTGTATTGTTTTGAAATGAAATATCAATAATGTTGGCCAGCTGATTGCTAGTAGATGAATTTTTTACAATGTTTTGTTTACTAAAATCTTTAGAGCCTTTAAGAACAAAGTCTGTAGTCCTTTCATTATTTTCTGGCAAAAGATAAGTTTTGCTCATTACCACAAAATTATTGTACTCGTCAAAGAACATGGCGGACTGGGTTGAGGTGGCAAGGTTAGACAAAACCTGAGCAATAGTAACATCGGGCTCTACAAAAAAGTAAGGAATGATTTCTTCTTTTTCGTTTTCAGTACGATAAAAAATATAATTTGAAAAACCAATATAGTCTAACAGCGTTGCAATTGCATAGCTTAAAGATACATCTGTTAGCAAAATTTGTGGGGCAGTGATTGACTCAAAATAAAAATACAAGTCTCTAAGTTGAATATTTACACTACGATCTAGATTGCTAATTTCAGGAAAGCCTTCGGAGTACATTGTCTTAATTGGAATAAAGTAATTGTTTCCATTTACCTCTTTAATAATTTGATAAAACTTAAGTTGAATATTTTGAGAAAGGTATGGGGACACTATACTATTTGTATTTTGCTCAAAAAATGCTTGCTCTGAGTCAAAGATGTCTACCGCGCCCACAGAGGCCAAAAGCTGACCAACAGGAATGCCAGTGTTCCCTAAGTCTGAAGCAGTTTTTGTAACAGACATTTCAAGTACGGAATCAGATATATCTGCAACTAGTCTGGGGGATAGTTCAATTAAATCAAAAGTGGAGTCAAACACATTCATAGTTTCAACAACAATGCGCAAACCATACAAATAATCAATTTCTCTATAGAAAGTTTCTCCATTTGCTGTTTGAACCCAAAAATCAGGTTCCGAAAGTTTAGTAACAAAGTTTGTTGAGGCGGCAACATCTTCTTCTACTGACCAGTTATATTCTGCGGGGAAAGTTGTATAGCTACCGTTTTGAACAATGTGCACAACGCCAAGGGCAGTAGAGTTGGGTACAACTAGGTATGCGGTGCCATTAGGCAGATCAGAAGCGTCTGGCAACAAGTCGCTAGTGCTATATGTTTTAACAAGGTTAAAATTATTTCTATATGTATCTGGTACAACTAACCCATACTGAATTTCAAGATATCCGTCTGTGCCTACGATATCAGAGCCGTCTGATCTTGTTGAGTTGGCGTCAAAAACAATTAGGTCTTGCCAATGCGAGTTGCGATTAAGTTTTTGAATTTTCCAATTAATAGGAGTTGTTTTGTTTTCGGGTCCAAAGAATGGATCAGTGATGCTAACGCCATCTGCAATATACGGACCATTGTTTACGTCACCTACATGTGTTTGCATTTTAACAACTACCCTGTTGGCAGGAACTGGATTTTCATATACAACAAAGGGTGCGGCATCTGTAATGTAATAAGTATTGTTAACATTAATATTGGCTATGCCTCGCTCTTGGCCCTCTTCCGTTCGATAAGAAGTCCAGTATTTAAATAAATCATCTTTATGAGCCACGTAGTATCGTGGTCGCCTTGTCATATCTTCAAAAGAATAATGGGAGTATCTGTTTTCAAAGTATCTAATTTTATTAATGCCTGAGCGCGGTCTAAATCTGCCAAAGCAATCTTCTAAAGAAAACAAAAGTTTTTCTTTTTGCTTCTTAGACAAAAAAGCAGTAGGCGTATCGTCATCTTCTACACCAGCATCAACAATTACATCGGCGTCTGTGGCATCGGTATAAAATTTATTTACGTCATCATTAATTTCAAATGATTGAGCAATAGTTAGGTATGGCGAATCTGCAAAGAATAAATCGTTAGGTCGATATCTGTAATTGCCAATCTTCTTAATGTTTTTAGCAACGTTCATATTCCATTCAGCGAGGATAAGACTCTCTCCGCTTACTGTTGAAGAAGTTTCTAGATGGGCTTTGAGTTCTGCACTTTGAAACATTAGACCTCTTCCAGTGTCAGTCTAACATTCCAAAAGTCATAATTGCTCCCACCTCTTTTTTGCACGGAATAGTCAAAGCTAGCAAAGAAAACTTCTACTACCTCGCTATATTCTGCAAGCCTATTACGATCACCGTCAAAGTTGTTGTACTTGTCGTAAGAAAAATATGCCCAAAAAGAACCTTGATTATTTTCATACCAATCTAAAAGATCTACCCCGCCTGCTCCGCCGTCAGTTGTGTACTGCTGGTTTCCATAGTTTGGAGTTTTGCCTGTGCTGTCAAAAGACGGAACAACCCCAAAAGATCTTGAGGGTAAATTATTCCAAGAACATGCAATAGAAAGTTTATCGGCAATATGAAAAGAACGCATACGACCATTAACTGTGCGCTCTCTTCTTTCAATTCTTTCAGTAGCAAAGGACATTTCTTCTCTGTTGTCGTCGGACAGAACAATAAAATTGGTAAACTCTGAGCCATCTGGAACTCTTTTGCCATTATCGATAGAACCTGAGTTATCGGCTAAAAGAATAGCCTGTGGTCTGGCGTATTGTTTACGACCTACCATATATGTTTCTGTTGCCATTAAAACCTATTCCCCCTAATGCGTTGCGAGTCAACTCTCTTAATCTGATCCATGACCGTTCTGGCAATTTGGTCAGGATTTGAATCAGACTTAACATTTACGCTTAAGTTATAATTATACACGGAACCGTTATTGTATGTGCCATTGTTAATTTTATCAAGATTTCCTACTCCAAAGCTTTCAACAGCTGAGCGCTTAATAACATACTCTCCTCTAGTTAGCATTGCTGGAATTCTATCAGAACCAAAGGTTTTTGCCAATCCACCCATTGCTAAATTTTTAATATCGAGGCCTAATATATCAGCAGCGACTAGGCTCTTCTCTTTCAAAAGCTTCATCGTTGTATCGTCTAAAGTTCCGCCATTTTTTTGCTTCAAAAAATCTTCCATTATATTCATAACGCCAGCAAGTCTGTCTTTTGGCTCTGCTCCTGAAACAACTCCGTATTTTTTCATACTTGCGCTCATTTGACTAATTTTACTAAGAGTCGTTGCATCATGCGGAATATTGAATCCTAGGCTTTTGGCGTGTTCTAAAACTTCTGCATAAGTCTTATTCCATTCTGCTGCTAATTGATATGATCTATTTGGTTCTAAGTGTGTGGAAGGTTTTAGATAGTCTTTTACAAACTGCGCCCAATCATCTTTAACTCCTGTTTTTAACTTTCCCGTTAAAACTGCATTCACCATTTCTGCGTCGTTGCGGTAAATAGAGTAACCCGCCTTGTCCGCACCCCCAAAAGCATTACGAAGAAAAGCGGAGGGGCTGTTAAACTGATTATAGGGAGATACAAATTTTTCAGCATAAATAGCGTCAAGAAGTCTCGCAGCCGCTTCATCGGAAGCATTTATGTCGCGCCTGCCCATGCCTGTAAGATTTTTTTTGATTGAATTAAGATTTGTAAATTCTGCTAATTTTTCAAAAATATGATAATTTTCATGCCCTAAAACAAATGAAGCTTTTCTGGCTACTTCCTCGGGACTCATAAAAGTGGAGAAGGGTCCTAAAGTTCCTGCTCTTTTATCACCTAATTTGTTTGCTAGGGTGCCTTTTCTTGTGTTTCCTAATTTTCTTTTAATGTTAGCAACTGTATTGTACAGTTTTCCACCCATATTATAATGACGCTCTACTCCCGTTGAACCGCCAACAAATGCTTCCTTGGTTTTTCTAGAACCAATTAATACTCTTGGGTCTGTCCCCAGTTGTGGTAGGGCAAGGTCTTCTAGAAGCTCTTGCTCAACTTTACTGCGCGGCAGCATTGATCTTGTTTGTGGGTAAGCATTTAGTCTAAAAAGATCATCCCAAATTTTAGCAACAGATGGGGTTGCAATCCCTAATCTTGAAAGTAAATTAACAAAGGGATTCGTGCTTTGAATAAATGTTCTTTGGTTTGATGTTCTAACTAAATATGGGCTAAGCATTACATCATTTGGGTTTACAAGCGGTTTCCTCGCAAATGGGTCCCAGCCTCTCTTTTTAATGCTTTCAATAAATGGGTCTAAATCTTCTGGCTTCATTTTACCGAAACGAATTGCATCCTGAGCAATATCGTATTCAGACTTGTTAAAAAGCTTAGTTGGAACAAGACCTAGCGCATTTTTATAAGAGGGATCTAAAGCTTGACTATAGGCAGCTGCCGCTGCTCGCAGTTGTAACGGGTTTAGGCTTGCAAGATCAACAGTTTCATCAAGAACTCTCTGGCTTGGGTTTATTTTTGGACCTCTTGACAGCAAGTCTGACCTAACTAATGCTTTTTTGTAAGCCTTAATCTCTCTTAACACTGGAGCAGCGAAATTCATATTGCTGCCAAAAGTTCCTTCGCGTAGGCCTTGCTGCATTAAGTTATCAATAATATCTGAAGTTTGTTGGGCAACTAGTTTTTGTTCTTGAACAACAGCTCTATTGGCTTGAAATCTTCCCAATAAAGTTCTAGGCTTACTTGGTTGCAAAAGTTCTGCTGGATATGAAGAGGGCGTTGCGCCTCTAGCTGCTCCCCTCATCGCACCCCTACCCGCCAGACCAGCAGCGCGGATTCCAGGACCAAAGAAAGGAATAAATCCAGCGGCAAAAAGGCCAAGGTCTAAGCCAACTTCTCCAAGAGTTGGCATCCTGCCCTCTTTAACAAATGCTTCAGTGCTTAGAGCTAGTGGATTAAAGAAATTTACCACATCGAATAGGCTGGTGCCACTATTGTTTAAGTTTTGTGGGCCTGTCTGCAATCCAGTGCTAGGTGTGTAATATGGTACGATTTCTTCTGTGGAGTAAGTACCCCAAGCATTATAAGAAGTTGGTGAAGTTGATTGAGAAGGCTGAGATCCTTCCCTAGCCATTTGCATTCTAGCATTATCTTTGTAACGCTGATAAGATTGTTGATATGCCTGAGCTTGACTTGTAGCGTAGGACATTTGAGAAGCAAATTGAGTAATAGCTTGTGCACCATCTTGGTTAATTAATGGGACGATATTGTTAATGCTTCGTTCTATTCTGTCTGCAGAACCAGTAGCACCACCAGAAATTTCTGCCAAAATTTTTGAAGTAGTGGCAGCTGTTGAAGGATCGTTTAAAGAGTTTCTAATTCTAGCTTCTGCAGAAATACGCCTTGCCCTTGCTTCATCTCTTCTTTTTTCTGCTTCAAGCAACTTGGCTTTTTCTGCCGACGCTCTTCTTTCTGCTGCGTCTGCAGATGTCCTATTGCTGCTAGAGGTGTTAGAGCTTCTAGAACTACTTGAAGCTCGTGCCCTTGCTTCTAGCGGCCCTGGTGCACTGCTTCTTGATCTGCTAGAAGCGGTTGATCGATTTGAAGAAGAGTATAGCTGAGCAGAAGCGTTTCCCCTTCTTTTTTGTGCCGCACGTCTTTCAGCTACTCTAATCGATACCCTGCCACCTCGAGCAAATGCGAGTGCACCATCTTTCATCTGTTGGAAGAATTTGCCAGACTGATTATTAAGTCTATCTAGGTTAGGCACACCAATTCTGTCTACTGCTTTAGCATTAATTACATATTCGCCATCAGAAAGCAGGGCGGGGATTGAATCGCTTGTGCTGGTTCCTGCTCCCATAACCCTTCCACCATTATCAAACATTTGTGGTGGTGCAGAAACTCTATTACGAACAAATCCTCCACCCGCATACCCCGCAGATTGTGAAGGTGGTCCTGGAAGGGCTCTGCGAACAAAACCGCCCATAGCATAGCGCATTCCCCTTGCTACAAGACCGCCATCGGCTCTTCTGTATCGAGCGGCCATCATCTCGTCTTTTCTGCGGTCTGAAGCAGAGACTGGCTTTCTTAATGGCTTGCTTGCTCTTGCTTGAGCTGCTAATGGTCCAACTGCTCCTGGGCTGGATCTTGCTGGGGCGCGTGGGGGTTTAGGAGGAGATGGCTTAACATTTTGAGGGGCCTGGAACCTGTCATCGCCACCGCCACCACCGCCGCCGCTTCCACCGCCACCGCCGCCGCTGCTGCTTCCGCCACTGTTTTCATTAGCAAGAGCGGCTGCAGCACGATTTGCCATTATTTGCTCTGCACTTCGAGTATTGGTAGAAATACCCTGAGATTTTAGCTCTCTTTCATATGCATTTTCAATTGCTCTAATTGAAACATATGGGCTGTCGCCTACTGCCAATCTAGCGAACGTGGCCGAAGCTCTTCTGTTTTCTTCAAGCAATTCTTTAGGAATGGTTGTTCTGGTGCCGCCTTCTTTATAAAAGTCTGCGGTTTTATCAACAACCTCTTTAAGCTCTTTTGCTGCTATCTGTGTTGGTGTAAGACCGCCGCCACCACCAGATTTTGCTTCTTCAACAATTTCTTGAGCCCTCTTCCTGGCCTTTTTGTCTCCGCCACCGCCACTTACGTCAAGTAGAATTGGGTCTAGTAGAGATTTTGGCTTTTGCAATTCAGCAATAAGTTTTTCAACAATGTCTAGAGCTTCTTGCATTGCGTCAACAAACTTGTAGTTATTAACAACTGCAAGGTCTACCCTATTTGCAATCTCTTCCCACTCGGTTTTTGTTTTACCAAGAACCTCTAATGCTTCAATGTCTGCTTGTTTACGAACATCAGCGAGCCTGATGGCTTCTTCTGCTGGCTCAAGCCTATCTTCTTCAATTCTAAATATTTGGTTTTCAATATCTCTAATCGCTGTTTGTAGTTCGTCTCTACTCATGCCGCCGCGAGAACGAGTTCTTGCTAGCTCTGCTTCTCTGGCTCTTTCAAGTCTTTCCTGTCTTTCTTCTGCAACGTTTTCAGCAGAAAGGGATCTTGCTTCCTGTGCCGCTTGGGCGGCAGCCGCAATATCACCTCTTGATAGCGCTTCGGCAATATTAAGCTGTGCCTCTTGTTGCCTTGTAATTCTTTCATTGGCATCTTCAATGTCTTCAAGTGCTTCGACACGCTTGTCGTACACTTCGTTAATAAGATCTTCTTGATCCTCAATTTCCTCAATGCCCGCTTCGTAATCATCAAGCTGGAATTGTAACCTTTCAATCTCTTCTTGAGCTGCTTGAACAATTTTTTGCTCGCCCTCTGTGTCCGCCTGGAACTTAAGCTCAAGCTCTTGCTCCTGTGCGGAAAATGCTTCCATAGCTTTAGACAGACCGTCTTCCCAAATTTCCTGCTGTCCAGAAATAGTTAGCTTTTTAATTTCTAGCTCTAGCTCTTCTCTGCGGTTTGCATTGTCAAGTGCGGTCTGTAGTGCACCTGGTGCAATACCTGGCTCAAGAATAAGTGCTTGAAGGTCTTTGTCCCCAAGAATTGCTTCTTTCTGTGCTTCAGAAAGTCTGTTGGTATTACGAGTAATGTAATCAATAATTTTGGCCTGATTGGAAAACTCTCTGTTTTGCTCGACAATAGCGTCACGAATTCTTTCACGCCTTAGCTCTTCTTCATTAATTTCTTCAAATTCATCCATCATTTCTTGTGCACGCATAGCGGCCTCTGCTGCTGCCTGAATTTGAGCAGAACTCTTGGCAGTAGCAATAGCTGCTGCCAAAGCTGTGTTTTGTACTGCACGATAAGCGGCCTGATAGCTTGCACCAGCGGCAGTAAGTCTTTGAAGGGCAACAACTTGATTACCAACACTAATAGTAATATTGTTTTGCTCATTAATAAATTCACCGATTGTAGCAGTATTAAGAGCTTGGTTAAGACCCTGAAGCTTAGCTGTCATTCCAATTATGGTACCCTGATCATCAAAGATAAACAGGTCGTTCTTTCTCTTTTCATATTCGTCGGGGTCCATGCCGACAATCATTTCAATAAGGTTTTCATTAAGACCTAGGTCTCTAAGCTCTTGATTTAGACCGCCAAATTCTCCTTGCAAAGCACCGCTAACATTAATAAATCTTTCAATTTCAGCAATAGTATCTTCAAATCCAGAAGTAACCTTCACTTGTGCATCGGCAAATTTACGAAGGCTGGCTGTGATTTGGTCAAATGCGCTTGTGTCTGGCGTGCTACTGCCGCCGCCGCCTCTTGGGCTAAGTCCAGAAAATTCTTCTTGTAGATCGATACCTTCTTGAACCGCAGCCATAAAGGCCTTAAAGTCTTCTCCAGCTGCTTCTGCAGCATTTCCAGCAGCCAGTTCTTGATAAGTGGCATAAAGAGCGGCATCTCCAACAATCTTATAAGCTGCAGCAGCAGTATAACCAGCATCAACTAGATCGTAATATGCATCAATTTTTTCTCGCATTTCGGTGTTTGATGTCTGCATATCAGCAATCTGGGCCTGAATTTCAGATGCCTGCTCTGCCTCATTTGCCGCTTGCCTTGCTGCAATCTCTTGCTGAATTAAACCAAGTTGAGTTTGTCTTGCGGCATTCAGAGCGCTCTGGGTTTCTGTCGAAACTTGGCCATTAAGAATCATTTCTTCATTGGCTTTTTCAAGAATGTCAACATATTCTGGGTCAACCTCTGTACCCAAAGTAAGTCCTCTTGCAATCAACTCAAGATCTTCAACCTGAGTAATTGTTTCTGCAAGTTCTGGATTTTCTGGGAACATTTCTCTAGAAGCTGCTGTAACAGCCTCAATTTGTGCTTCAGTGTCCGCGATTCCTCTTAGACCAGACAGTGCCGAGTCAATACCAGATTCAAAGTCTTCAACTTCAATGGCTCCTCTTTGAAAAGCAGAAGAAATTCCCATAATTGTAGTAGCAGTAGTAGCTGAAAGTTCATTGAGTGGTACCTGAAGTGCGTCAAGATCAATTTCGAATCCTCGAGTTAGATCATCGAGAATTGTTCTTGTTTCATCAATGTTGCCTTTTTGAATTGCGATACTTTCTCTAAGCCTTTCGGCCTCGCCCTCGTCTCCCGCAGCCAAAGCTGCGTCTAGGCGATTTTCTGTTTCGCTTAATGCTGCTTGCTGTTGTGCCAACAATTCATTGTTAGATTCAATTTGCTGTCTTCTCAGCTCTCCTTCTTCACCAGAGAATACCTTTTCTTCTGCTTCAGCCCTTGCGGCATTATATGCATCACTGTATGTTTTAGCGGAATCTCTTGCTACCTGCTGAATGGTGCTAGTGTCAATTCCTTCTTCAGAAATAAAGTTAAGAGAAGCAATATCAATATTTTCAAAGATGTCAATTTTTTCTGTTGCAATTCCCAAGGCAGCAACAAATTCAGCAATGGCTTCTTCGCCAAAACCTTCGCCAAAAAGCCTAACAATAAGTGCATTAAGTGCTCTTTCTAAGTTTTCGCCTTCCGCATCATTAATGGCAGCAATCTGTTTAGAGTATTCTTCCTGAAAACCTTCGAGACCGCCGCTTTCTTCGATAAGCTGTCGTCCCGCCTCATAGTCTTCGGGATCCATTGGTCTTTCGCCAAGGGTAATAGGCTGCTCAAATACAGAAGGGGTTCTTGTTACTCCGAGCCTTTCGGCCAAACCATCCATTTGTGCAGAAGTTAGATTTATTACACTAGACAGCCCTTCTAGGCTTTGCTTATATTTTACATGCTCATCATAAATAAGCTTAGCTACCCCAGCGACTGCGGCAAAAGCGGAAATTGCCAAGCCGACTGGCCCTAAGAATTTAGTTACAGCGGATCCCACGCCCTTAATAATGCCACCAAATTTACGGAAAATTCCTCCGAGGCCGCCGCCCCCTACTGCCGCAGCCGCAGTAAAAGCATCTGCCGCAGCCCTTCTTCTGCTAGCAACTGCTGCTGCGATGGCAGTTCCTTCTAGCATCTGTAAGGCAAAGCTAACACCAGTAACGGCACCAGTGGCCATCATAACCTTTTGTGACCATTCTCCAATTTCACCACCTGCCATAGCAGCGGCACTTGAAATTCCTGTTATAGCAAAACTACCCGCCATAAGCTTGGTGTTAAAGTTTCTAAAAGAACCTCCAGACTGGACCATTTGAACATTTGACTTTTTAGAAGATTCTGATAATTCTTTTACGTTTTCAGAAGCCTCTTTGGTTGATGTAGAAAGCTGTCCGTTAGCTCTCATTGTGTCTATTAAGAATGGCTGATTGGGATCATAGTCCGCAAACATTTCAGCAATATTTGGTTGTGGCGGTGCTTGGCTAGCAATATATCCTGGAGTAAGCAGAGGAGCCTGATAGCCTCCTTGAGAAACCACCCCAGCAGCAACTGCTTGACCAGCTGTTCGACCAGCCTGTTGAATTTCATCTTGCTGACTATTAAATCCTCTTCTAAGACCAATGCCAGCATTAGCCCCATCTTGCTCTAAGACTCTAGATGGAGATCTCATGTCTAGAGATCTTCTAAAGCCATCAACAAGGGCCTTGCCAAGAACATCTGATGTCATTTCCCCAGCGCTCATTGCTTGACCAATAAGTGCTGGGTCAACCTGTCCGTCAATGCCGAGTGCTTCTACGTAAGCACCCGTGGCCTCTGCAGTAGCTCTACCGCTTCGTGGAACTGTTGCATCTCCAACAAGAGTAAAGGGGCCAGTTCTACCGCTACCACCCGTGCCACTTTTACCCATACTAATGCCAGCAACATCTTCTCTTCTTGCATCAGCCCCGTAGGCAAAGAAACCTTCTGAGGTCATCGTATTCATTGCCGTAAAGTATCTGCGCTCAGCTTCCTGAACTAGCTGAACTTCATCCATGCCCGCAGCGCGAAGGGCGGCAATTTGAGAATCAACTCTGGCAAGTTCTTTGCTTGCCTCAGTCGCAGCTTGTGTTGCGGTGACGCCAGACTGAGAAGCCTTGGCATAAATCATGCCATCCTTTGCTCTTTGCCTTATGAAATTAACCTCAAACTCGTGAGCATTTGCTGACTCTAAATATTCTTGCTCTAGCCTATTTCCAGCAGCAATCATTTCCAAAACTTCTGCTTCGTTACGCATTAAAGTTTTTTGAAAATTTGTCATCCCCTTTGCATTGTTTTTAGCTGCGACAGCCGCTTCTTGATATGCAGCATTAAGCCTGTTCTTAAATTCAATTTCTTGCCCAACAGTGGCTCTTGCACCGCTCACTCCTAAGCTACTGTAAACCGCTTCGTTTAAAAATTTAGGCTCTGGAACTGTTGTGCCACCAGAAGCACGACCAGTAGTTACCAAATTTTGACCAGCAGCCTGAGCCAGCATTTGTTCTAGGTTAACCTGCTGCTGAGTAACTTCTCTGGTCTCAGTATTAAATGTGCGAAGAGTAACAAGAGTGTTGTCTAGTGCATCATCAACTAATCCGTACTTTCTGTTTACCTCTTTAATTGCTGCAACGTTTGCTTGCATTGTGGGCTGAAGCTCAGATGGCGTCATCCCAGCAAAGTGTGACGATTGGGCTGGAAAGGTTCCTGTTCGACCATAAATGGCTCTAGCGGAAACTTGGGGTACTAGCCCTTTAGCGTAACCAGGAATGCTTCCTGAAACCATTCCAGCAATAAGTGGAGCATAACGCTGAGCCATTTCTTTTGGAATAACGGCTTCACCTGGTGTAAGCATTGCTGGTACGGTATCTTTGTTGCCAGAACCTGGAACAGAAACAACACCAGAATTAAAGCCCTGCGCTTTGATAGGTGACCCCATACGCTGACCGCCATAGGCCATGAGGCCTGAGCCAGTAACAATGTCTCCTCTAAAGTTTCTTTGAGATGCCGTAGCTCTTTCGTAAGCAGACCTTAATCTATTAAGAGCATCTGCCTCAAGGTTGAAGGATTGAGTTAAGTTTTGATGGCTCTGCTGAAGGGCGGAAGAAATAGTTTGTGACTCCAGTTGTTCTGCATTTAAGTATTGAGTTTGACTAGCAAGATCTGCGGAGCCCTTTCTAAATCTTTGAAAAAATAGCCTAACTCTGTTAAGACCTTTAATAACGTTGGCAACTAGGTTTGCCGTAAGACCAATAAGCATAAGCATTACTGGCATTACTCCGCCAATACCCGCTGTCAATGCGACAACAAAGCCCTTGGCGCCTTCACCAAGATTATTAAATCTCTTAAGCATGTCAGTAGCCCACTCGATAATTGGGGTTGCTAACTTAAGAAACTCTGCTCCTAGTGGAGCTAGGGCTGCCTGAAATCTTTCTATGGCGGCTGTAAACTTAGTAGCGGCAGATTCTTCTACCCTGCCAAGCTCTCTACCCGCAATAGTTGAAAGGTCAGCGGCACTAGAATTAATAAGT